CCCCGGCTGCGCCGCGCTGGTCAGCACACCCGGCTATTGCGATGCGCACCAGTCCGACCGGCGCCAATGGGACGGCAACGCGCAGGCCCGCCGTCGCCGGCAATGCCGCGCGCTGCCCACCAACGGCGCGGCCTGGCGCACCCTGCGTGAGCAGGTGCTGCGCGCCGAGCCGCTGTGCCGCCATTGCGCGGCGCAAGGCCTGTGGCGCGCCGCCACGGTCGTCGATCACATCGACAACAACCCCGGCCACAACGCACCGGGCAACCTGCAGCCGCTGTGCGCGGCGTGCCACAACCGCAAGACCGCGCGCGAGGACGGCGGCTTCGGCAACGCCCGCCGCCCGACGGGGTAAGGGGGGTCTGAAACTTCCGCAACAACCCGCGGCGATCCGCGCGCCAGGGCCAATTTTTGCGCAGCCAAATTCAAATGATGGTGTTTTTTCAAATGGAGCCGGCCCGTGGCCGGTAAGCCCGGGCGCTCCGGGGGGGCGCGAACCGGCGCCGGGCGCAAACCCCTGCCGACCGCCGTCAAGGCCGTCAAGGGCACGCTGCGCAAGTCGCGTACCAACGCCGCTGAGCCGCAAGCGGCCGCAATGCTGTCGGATCCGCCGCTGGAGATGCGCGAGGCGGCCGCCGACCTCTGGCGCTACCTCGTCGGCAGCAAGCCGCCCGGGGTCCTGCACGCCAACAACGCCGCGCTGCTGGAGCGCTACTGCGAGCTGCTGGCGCAGTACCGCGACGTCGTGCGCGAGATTTCCAAGCGCGGTGTCGGCGGCCTCTTGACCAAGGATCGCCACGGCATGCCCGCGCGCTCGATCCTGTTCGAGTTGCAGATGGAGTTGTCGCGCTCGCTCAAGGAGTGCGAGGCGGAGCTCGGGTTCACGCCGGTCTCGCGCGCGCGGGTGCAGGTGCCCCAGGCGCAGCCCCCCAAGCTCGACGACCCCTGGGCGGACTTCTGATGCTTCAGGGCTGTACCGAGCTCAGGCGCAGCATCAAGGTCATGGGGTGCGCTGGAGAGACTCGGAAGCCGTAGTGCTCGTAAAACGTTCGGGCACGGTCGTGCATCGCATGCACCAGCACGGCGCGTACGCCAGCCTGGGCAGACACTGCAACGGCGCGGTTGACGGCATCGCGCAGCAAGGCGCCGCCAAGTTGCATCCCCTGGGCGCTCTGATCGACCGCAAGGCGTGCGAGCACCATGACGGGGATCGGGTCGGGCATATTGCGTCGGACCGCACCGGTGGCCGCCTGGTGAGAGACGGCGCCCGCCGCCAAGGCGTAATAACCGTAGACGATCTGATCGAGATCGGCCACGACGAAAGTGCGACTGGCTCCACTGATCTGATTCGGTAAAGCCCGGCGCTTGAGCCAATCGTCGAGCACAGACTCGCCGCACGCGAACGTATCGACCCGGTGCCCGCTGGACAACGCCTGCGGCGCCTGTAGTCGCAGGCTCATGCCTTGTTTTGCCACGGCGCCTTGACTGCCATGAGACGCTCCAGCCCCGGGTTCGTGGCCGGCGCTGCGTCCAGCAATTGGGTGAACTGGCGAAACTTCTCAGCATCCAGATGGAAAAACACCTGATCGAGCACGACCGATTGGGCCCTGTCGCAAGCCGCTTCGAGCATGAAGTCCGAACGATTTTTGCCGAGCAATTGGGCCGCGTGATCAATCAGATCGCGTTGCTCGGGCAGCGCTCGCAGGTTGATTGCAGCATCGCGCATGATGATCCTAACGCCTACACAATAGATATACGAATTGTAGCGCTAGCGTATAGCTTTCGTCAACACAATCGGCGCACCTTGGAGGCGCGGCCACACGACGCCGCTCTCATTGGTCGGCTTCGACTTGTTCCTGCTCCTCGCGCCCCGGCACCGTGAAGTCCGGCGAGAACCGGGCCAGCTTGCCCGGCACGTCGCCCAGGCGCCGCTGCGCGGGGTAGATGCGCAACTCGTCGCCGTGCCGCTCGATGACCAGATCCAGGTCGGTCGTGCTGTAGGCCAGCTCCGCCGGGATGCACACGGCTTGCGAATTGCCGCTCTTGAAGAGTTTGGTGGTCGCCATGCTGCCTCCGATTGATGGACCTCACCATGCTGCGACGCATCGCAAACGTTGTAGTAAACCCCATCGTATCCAGATGACCACGACTCCGGGCCATTACGCCGCCAAGGCCCACCACTACGCCCAGTCCGTCGTGGCCGGCGACGTCCCCGCCTGCCACTGGGTGCGCCGTGCCTGCCAGCGCCAACTCGACGACCTGGAGCGCTGGTCGGACGCGCAGGCGCCGTACCGATTCAACCCGCCGCTCGAGGACGCGGCCGGGCGCACGTTTCGCCCCGCCGATCGCGTTTGCAGCGTCATCGAGCGGCTGCCGCACATCAAGGGACCTCTGGCGGGCCATCCGATCGCGCTGGCCCCCTGGCAGATCTTCATCCTGACCACCGTGTTCGGTTGGGTGAACGCGGCGGGACGGCGGCGCTTTCGGCGCGCCTACATCGAGGTGCCGCGGGGCAACGGCAAGAGCGCCTTGTCCTCGGCGCTGGCGCTGTACATGCTGGCGGTGGACGGCGAGATGGGCGCCGAGGTGTACAGCTTGGCCACCACCCGCGACCAGGCGCGCATCGTCTTCGGCGTGGCACAGACCATGGCCCGCAGGAGTCCAGGATTTTGCCGGCGCTTCGGCGTGGGCATCGGCGCGCACAACCTGCATGTCTTGAGCAGCGCCTCGCGCTTCGAGCCCCTGTCGGCAGAAGGCTCGACCCTGGACGGCCTGAACATCCACTTCGGCTGCGTGGACGAATTGCACGCCCACAAGACCCGCACGGTCTACGACGTGGTGGAGACGGCCACCGGCAAGCGCGACAACTCCCTGCTGTGGGTCATCACCACGGCGGGCAGCGACCGCGCGGGCATCTGTTACGAGGTTCGAACGGGCGTGACCCGCATGCTCGACGGCGTGATGCAGGACGAGCGGCAGTTCGGCATCATCCACGGCCTGGACGAGGGCGACGACTGGACGCACGAGAGCGCACTGATCAAAGCCAACCCCAACTGGGGCGTGTCGATCGATGCGGACGCGGTGCTGTCGCTACAGGCCAAGGCGCTGCAACTGCCTTCGGCTGCGGCCGCGTTCCAGACCAAGCACCTGAACGTGTGGGTCAGCGCCGATTCGCCCTGGATGGACATGCGCGCCTGGGACGCCTGCGCCGATGCCGGCCTGGATCTGGAGGCCTTCGAGGGACAACCCTGCTGGATCGGGCTGGATCTGGCCAGCAAGGTGGACATCGCCGCGCTCGTGCTGGTGCTCCGGCAGGGCGCGGACGGTTTTGCCGTGTTCTGCCGGCACTACCTGCCCGAGGACGCGGTGCAGGGCGCGGCCAACAGCCAGTACGCCGGCTGGGCGGGCGCCGGGCGGCTCATCGAAACCCCAGGCAACGTCACCGATTTCGACACCATCGAGGCCGACCTGCGCGACATCGCCGCGCGCTTTGCGGTGCAGGCCGTGGCGTTCGACCCGTTCCAGGCCACGCAACTGTCCTCGCACATGCTCGCCGAAGGCATGCCGATGATCGAGGTGCGGCCCACGGTGCTGAATTTCTCCGAGCCGATGAAGGCGTTGCAGGCACTGGTGCTCAGCAAACGTCTGGCGCACGACGGCGATCCGGTGCTGGCCTGGATGGCCTCCAACGTGGTCGCACGGCTGGACGCCAAGGACAACATCTATCCGCGCAAAGAACGCCCGGAGAACAAGATCGACGGCATTGTGGCGCTGATCATGGCACTGTCGCGCGCGATGCTCGGCACGCCGGTGATCCAGGGCACATCGATTTACGACGAGGGAGTAGGCATCTGATGGAAACCGCCCAGGACAAGACCGAGCGGCTGCGCCGCGCCGACCTGCGCGCCGGTCTGCTGGCGCTGGCGGGGGCCGCGCTGCTCGTGGCCGGCGTGGCTTGCCTGGACTGGCGCGCGGGCATGATTCTGGCCGGAGCGCTGGCGCTGCTGGCCAGCTTTGCTGTGGCGCGCAATGTGGCGCTCGAGCGCGGCAAGCCCTGATGTGGTTCTCCGACATCCTGTTTCCCGGCAGCGGCAACCCGGCCAGCGGCACGGGCGGCGGCTGGCTGGGGGCCTTCCTGGGTTCTGGCTACGGGCGCGCGGCCACCGGCGCCACGGTCACGCCGCAGACGGCCCTGGCCCTGACCGCCGTGCAGCGCGCGGTCACCCTCCTTGCCGAGTCAGTGGCCAAGCTGCCCGCGGGAGTCTTTCGGCACGCGCCGGATGGATCGAAGGAACCCATCGCGGATCATCCGCTGCTGCCGATCCTGCGCACCGCGCCCAATGCCTTCCAGACGCCGTACCAGTTCCGCGAGTTCCTGCAGACGCAACTGGGCTTGCGCGGCAACGCCTTCGCACTCAAGTTCCGCAACCCGGACGGCACGATCAAGAGCCTCTACCCGATCAACTCAGACCGGGTCATCGTGTACGTCAGCCCAGTGGATCGGCTGCCGTATTACCGCATCCTGCGCGCGCCGGACGGCATCGAGGGGATGTACGCCATGGGCGACATCCACCATGTGCGCTGGATCTCCGACAACGCTTACACGGGGCTGTCGCCAATCGCGCTGCACCGCGAGGCCATCGGGGTCGCGATGGCCGGGGAGCGCCACACCGGGCGGGTGTTCGGCAACGGCACGAACCTGACCGGCACGCTCACGCGCCCCGCGACCGCGCCGCCCATCAAGGATCCGGCGATGATCGAGCGCATCACCCGCAATTGGGAGGAGAAGTACGCCGGGGCGGACAACGCCGGGCGCGTGGCGCTGCTGCAAGAGGGCATGGCCTTCACGCCGCTGTCCATGAGCAACGCCGATGCGCAGTTGATCGAGCAGCGGCGCTATTCGGCAGGCGACATCGCGCGCATCTACGGCATCCCGCCGCACATGCTCGGCGACCTGAACCGGGCGACGAACGCCAACATCGAGCAGCAGTCGCTCGAGTTCCTCACCCACACGCTCATGTCCTGGATCAAGCGCCACGAGGAGGCGATGGAGCGTGATCTCCTGCTGCCGCAGGAGCGCGAGGATGGAATCGTCATCCGCCTGGATGTGCGTGAGTTGCTGCGCGGGGATCTGTCCTCGCGCTACGCCGCCTACGCCATGGGCAGGCAGTGGGGATGGCTGTCGATCAACGACATTCGCCGCGCTGAGGGAATGCCCTCCATCGCGCGCGGCGACGCTTACCTGCAACCGCTGAACATGGCCGACGCGACGCAGCCGGCCCCGGCTCCGGCCAGGACGCCGGGTGCCCCCTCGACCACGGCGCCGAGAACGCTGCACGACATGATGGAGACCCAGGATGCATGACGCTTACCCCTACCTGCGCGGACTGATCTACAACCAGCCGCTGATGGCGACACCCGCCCTGGCCGACCTGGCCGACGAGTGGGCGCACGCCGTCTTGATCGAGGGTCGTGAGCGCTTGTCCGTCGGGGCGAGCGCGGCGCAAACCAAGGTGCTCGCGCCTGACGCCATCAAGGCCGCAGGCGTGGCTGTCATCCCGGTGCATGGCGCGCTCGTTCCCCGAGGCAATGCGATGACCGCCTGCATGGGCACCTCCAGCTACGACCGGATCGGCGCGCAACTGGACGCGGCGCTGGCCGACCCCGATGTGCGGCAGATTGCGCTGGACATCGACTCGCCGGGGGGTTCGGTCCAAGGCGCCTTTGAACTGGCGGGCAAGATCGCCCGGGCGACCAAGCCCACCACGGCCATCGTCAACTTCAACGCCTTGTCGGCGGCCTACCTGCTCGCATCCACCTGCGACAGCGTGAGCGTCAGCCCCACCGGCGCGGTGGGGTCCGTCGGGGTGGTGGCACTGCACCGCGATCTCTCGGGCGCCAACGACAAGGCGGGCGTGAAGATCACCGCCATCTACCGCGGCGACAAAAAGCTCCACGGCGCTTCGCACGCGCCGCTGTCGGATGTGGCGCAGCAGGAATTGCAAGCGCAGGTGGACAACGCTTTCGACCAATTCGTGGCTGCCGTCTCGACCCACCGCAATCTGCCGCCTGAACGGATCGTGGGCCTGCAGGCTGGCGTGTTGCACGGTGCAGATGCGCTCTCACAGGGCCTGGCCGATCAGATGGAGACGCCGCAGGAGGCCATCGACAGACTGGCCGGACTGGCGCAGGCCGGTGCCGCGCAGCAGCGGCAGCAGGCGCAGCGCCGTCATGCCATGACGCTGCGCGCGCAGGCGCTGGAGATCGCCGCGCGGATTTGATCTGCCGACTGGGTACGACCCACTGGTCGTTCACCGGCAGTGCGGGCTTGGCGAACTTCAAGAAACGCCTCCGCAAAAAAGAAACCCGCCGGGGTGCGCATCGTCGAGAGGCGTGGCGGGTGTTGTTGTGCGCATTGTGGCCGATTTCCTCTGGGCGAGCAACGGCAGTGCTCCATGCGCAAGCCCTGGAGATCGCCGCGCACCTTTGAACCAAACACGATGGTCTCCAGGATCTGGAGGCCATCCCCCCGACCCTGAACCGCGTTCGCGCTTCAGATCTTGCCGCCCGCATCAAGCGGGCGGATTCGTTTGTGGACCCACCAGGAAACCCCCATGGATGCCATCCAGACCCTAAAAAGCGAACGCGCCGCTTTTAGTCAACGCGCGAAGGAACTGGCCGACAAGGCCCAGGCGGAGCCTCTCATGGAAGCCGAGCAGGCGGAGTTCGACGCCATCGCTCCGGCCTTCGATGCGCTGGGCCGGCGCCTGGCCGTGCTCGAGGGCGCGCAAGCCATATCGCGCACCCTGGCCATGGCCGCCGCCACACCCGTCGATGTG